CTTCCTGATCTATCATATTAGATTAACCTCGCTAGTGCAGTCGTTAGTGCAGTAATGGAAATGGTGTAATGCATTAGTGCAATAATAGGCCCTAAAGGGCCTTTATTACTGCACCTACATGCTCCACAATACTGCACTAGTGCAATAAGGGTTACTGCACTAAGGTTAAAATGGCTCATTTGTCACCTTTTTGCTGAATAAACCAGCCTCAGTTTCTTCGATCAATCCGTCCTCTTTGGCCTGCTTCACACGGGCCTTCGCTTGCCGTTCCTGCAACCCGGTGGCCTGTTGTACAAATGCGACCACTTGGCTGTATTTAGCCCCTTCGGGTAGCTTGCCCCAATCGATCGACATAGCCTTTCTTCCCACTGATTTTTCAGGCGCTCCCACCTCTATCCACGCCATACCCCTGTCGGCATGCTTTAAGTGAACTAAAGGCTGCGTCTTGCTAGCTATAAAATCGCTCGCAGTAACGCCAGGACGCAAGCCAGACCGCTTTCCGCGCTTGGTTACTTCCAGCTTATATGTGTACGTTCCTTGCTCATCCTGACCGCAAGGCGACAGCATTAAAACGGCTCTTGCCCAATTCGTCAGCTCGCTCGATCCAAATCCGCTATATGCCTTGTCGTGCCCTTGGTAACCACTGCCGTCCCGTGTTGGCTTTGGGGTGTGGTGCATAAGCATCCAAGCAAATCCGCCAGATAAGGCGAGCGGGTTAAGCAAATTACGCAAAAAGCCACCGGCAGTTTCTTGGCTGGATAAGTCTCCACCGATAAACGCTAGCAAAGGATCTACCCAGGCTAGATCGGGTTTATGCTTTTCAGCCAAGCGCCTCATCCTATCGACGAACCGCTCACCCGTGGACGTACAGTCACGCACGATCACAATGTTCTGCTTCACACGCTCCAACTCCTCTGCGGTCAGATCCAGCGCCCTTAGAATGCCCTGCAATGCCTCCGCCACGTCGCCTTCGTCGTTCTCCGCCTGCACGATCAGCGACTTTAATGGCTTGCCGTGTGGGCTAATGCCAAACAGATCACGGCCGGCCGCCCATGTGATTGCGGCTTGTAAGCACAGCACGCTCTTGCCAAGTCCACTGCTTCCCACCCACAACGCTGAACCGCCACGGCAAATCCACCGTTTGCCAAGCAGTTGGGTTATGTCGGCATCTTCCTTGAAATTAACCAACTGCTCCCAGCTATACGGCTCTGGAATATCACCGTAGATCGTGCGCTCCATCCACTCCATGTAAGTCAGCGTAGGTGCGCCACATTCGACTAACTCCTGCTGCTGGCCGGTAGCGGTACGCATGGCCCCTGGCAACCGGGACAACCGGCCGGCGTCCTTGTTCGCTGGATCAGGTTTCGAGTGTTCTAAATGTTTGTAGATAAAATCCACTCGTTCAGCAAACTCCTTGGCATTGGCTGCCCTGATCTCCACCCAAGCGTGCAGACTGCGTGATCCGCTCTTTATGATTGACGACGTAGGCAGGCCGCTGCGCTTAATAATAGCCCACTGTTCAGCCATCGTGCTTTCATCAAACTCGATTAGGCAGTGGCGGTACTTTACGATCGACTCCGCTTTCCGATTCTTTCCGTTGTTAGCGTTAATCGACACATAGACGCCCACTGCATCGCCCTGCCACTCCTTCAGCCCGTCGGCCTTAAACAGCTCTAGCCATTCCTCCCGGCTTCGCGTCTCGCCAGCACCGTCCGGCCGCTCGCGGTCGCCGTCCTTAATTGATCTTGTGATATTTATAAAATCGCCCACGTCGAAGCAGGTGGTTAAAAACTTATCGACCGGCCCGCTTTCCACGCTGATCGGCATTGGTGGCACTGGCAGATCCTCCCGCACGATCGCCCCGTTCTGATAGCCGTACTTTGCCTTCGGCCTCCACGGCTCCCTGGCTGGCTTGCTGTAAGCGGATTTTACTGCTGCCACGCATTCATTCTGCGTTAACCCATTCTTAAAGCCCCAGATCTCGGCCTCCGTCTCCGCATCGAACTGCGACAATCCCTGATCACGAAATTGCAACGCCATACGGAACAGCTGCGTGTTGCGCTCACCTTCCGGCGCCCCGTTGTGGTAAACGGCCTCAGTGGCTGGTGGCAGTGTAATCATTTTTTTGCAAACGCCTTTAACGCCTTAACGATCACGTACTCAATCACTGCCTCTTCATCTTTCTTTAACTGCTTCAACCCAAATGCGTGCAAAGCCTTTGCCGTCTTGGCGCCATAGGTTACGTCGACCAACACCTGCTTAGGTGCGGGCCGTGCTTTGCCAAAAGTAATTTTACCCAGATCTTTCATTTGTGCTTTCTCCTTTTGCGGGGTTTGACTTCTTTCCAAACGTTAAAATCCTTGTCGCACTCGACGGACAACAACATCAGCCGCTGATACAACCACCCGCCCCAGCTCCACCGGGCGATCGTGTGGCTGACCATGTCTCCTAAGTAATAAAACAAAATTGAAAGCAGTTTCATTTTTTGGCCTCCATCGCCTTGGCCTTATAGCCCTCGGCCCGCTTCAGCATTTCCGTGGCCATAAGAACGGCCAGATCCAGCCGGGTGCGCACTGCATCGTACTGCTTCTTTAGCAAATTCTTCTTCGCACGTTCGAGCACGGCGAGATGCCAAGTTAAACGCTTTACGGACATAAAGCCTTTTCTTCTAAAAATTGAAAAGGATTTTTTAGATATGATTCAAATTTATATCCGTCAGAAGGTATATAAATTCGATCTATCGCAGACCAAGGAATCCACCAAATTGCAGTTTTTTGAAAATTTTGATCTAAACCACAGCAAAAGTAAAAGTCAGCTTTTTCAGTAGAATTTCGTGTAACAAATTCATAAATCCGATACCCACTTTTTGTTTTTTCAGTTATGTTGCGATAGTTGTTTCCATTTCTTAATACTGCCGTTTTAATATGAATTCTTTTTATTATCCCGTTTGGAAGTAACAACAATCTATCGATCGATCCATTTGATAATGCAGGACGAAAAGGTGCAAAGTTTAAGCGTGCACATTCAAGGTCAAATTCTAGCTCACCAATATCACCAGACTTGGTCTGCCTGCAAGCGTGTACGCCTGTGCTCCTTGTTACACTTTCAATATCAGGCAAATTAATAAGAAACATTTGATTAAGTGTTGCCGTATTCACCACTGCCCCATTCCCCAACGGTGGCGATTGGCACGGGCCTCTCGCACACAGTCGGCGTACTGCTCTGGCGTGTAAGTGCCTATAATGCGGCCAGAGAACATGGTGAGCAGATCCTGCAGGCTCACAGCACCGCCCTCGGCAGCGGCCCTGCCAACTTGTAGTGGTATTTGCGGGCGTCGTATTCGAGCGGATATCCAAAGAAATCTCTGAGCAAGTCGATGTCCCGCTGGATGGTCTTGTAGCTACATTCGAGCTTAACGCCCAACCTGGCACAGCTCGGCAAAGTCAGATCCTGACGCAACATTCCAACGATCACGCCCAGCCGTCGCAACGTTGGCCGCGTATCGCCAAGGCCAGCGGCGCGATTGCGTTTGGATGTAAATGTGGCGGCTCTGGTGCTCATATTGATTTGAGCCATTTCTTGAAAACGCGTCTATTTTCAAATTGACGTATATATGAGTTAACTCCGGGATGGTAAGTCCAGAACCATTCAATAAGTCCATAATGCTCGTCAGGCTGCGCGGCTTTTTCGTAATTATGGCATAAAAATAAAACCCTTTTATCCAAGCAAATCCAAGCCTCTGGATGGTCTATACAACAAAATCCATGTGGGAATAGGGTTATTGATTTTCTTGTAGGATGTACTTGAAAACTAAGTGCGGTAATTGCTCTGTTTTGCTGAATAAAAGCGTTAGGGCGTGGAAGACTCCAATTATTTACAAAATTTATATTCACTTCATCACCTCCACCATCGCCACCTTCGGCAACCGCATCGCGTTAAACTGCTTTTCGCTCGCAGCAAACACGTCAATCACCGGCAACTTCCCACCGCTCGCCTTCTTGCTTTTTACCGCCGTACCCGTATCTACTGCCACCCACTCTCGCTTTCCACCCATCACGCGTATCTTGCTCCACAGCGGAATGATGTCTGGATCGACGGCGCAGTGACGGCCGGCACGCAACCTGGTGCCAGTGCTGGATTGATAGCGACTGCTCCATTCGTCCTCACCCGGCCAGTAGCCAGTTATGCGTACTTTAATTTTCTTCACGTCGATCTTTTTAGAGATCGGGCGCAAATCGATCAGTGCGTTGCCTAGCTTTGTGGTTGTAAAGCCAAGCAGGGCGATGAACGAAAGCAAAGTCCTCATAGCCCTGCCCTTATGCGATCAATCAGATCGTTCTCGCGTGCCTCACTGGCCGCCAGCGCAGCCTTCGCCTCTGCCAGCTCACGGGCCAGCGATCGCACGCGGTTGAGTAACTGCTCGTGGGTAGATTGTTCGGGTAGAATCTCAATCATTTTGATTCAGCGGTTGGATTGTATTTTTTCTCGGCCTGCCAAATCACGCAGATGGCCTTAAACACTTCAAAGGCGGCCTCGACTTCCTCTGGACTCCACTCTTTCTCGCTAATCTCCCCTGTCACTGGCTCGATATATACGTTCCGGCACCATGTCGGTTCGTCGAAGTGGGCGAAGCAGTAGGCCGCTAACTGGTAAAGATCTGTGCTGTACGAATCCGCTTTTGCGTTGCCCTTTTTGTCC